AACAAATACAGGACCAGAGTCTGGTATATTTCGTAGATTGTTTGAAGAGAATGAACACTTTAAAACAATAACCGACTTTGCTATTAACACAATAAAAGAAGCTGTACCATTATTTCCGAATATGGACAAAGTAAATAACGATCCTTTTATACTTGATTGTTGGGGAGTATTATATAAACCTAATACTTCTAAAGAAACATGGACAAAAGGATTGGAACCACATTATCATTGGCCGGCAACGTGGGCTTTTACTTATTATGTAGATGCTTGTAATGAATGTGCTCCAATAGTATTTCCTAATTGTAAAGATGCAAATCTTCATTTTCCTAAAACAGGATTATTAATTTTGTTTCCAGGATGGGTAGCTCATGCTGTTCCGCCACATAAATGCAGTCATAATAGAATATCAATAGCAGGTAATATAGCAATAAACTTATGAGTGACTTAAACACAGAACGCTTTTTATTTACAGAACCAATGTTTGTGCATACAAACGTATATCCTAATGCTGAAAGTATGAAACCAATACTAACAAACATTATACAAGAGCAAGGCGACCAGCAAAATCACGAAACGAATGTTAAAGCTCATATGACTACTTGGGATATGTATAAAAATGAGTATTTTAAATTAATAATAGAATTTGCAATAGAAACACTTAAAAAAGAAATTGATCCGTACCCTACTGGAGAAACATATTGTACAGACTGATGGGGTGCAATTTATAAAACTGGAGAAAACACTGATCCACACGCTCATTGGCCATCACTTTGGTCATTTGTGTATTGTGTAGACGCTTGTTCGACGTGTTCTCCTTTAGTATTTCCTGGAGCAGGTAGAGCCATTAAACCAAATACTGGTTTAATAATTATATTTCCCGGAGATGTTTCGCATTATGTTCCAAAACAAGAATGTAAACACAATCGAGTAATTGTATCAGGAAATATATCAATTAAATTGGAACAAGCACGATAAAAGACTTGACAAACCGCGTATTATAGTTTATAATACTAACATTAACTGGAGAAAAGAATGAGTGATCGAGTATATGGTCCTGACGAAAAGGACAAACTAACAAGATTAGTAAACGAAGGTAGTAATGTGCTTCAAGAAGTTGAAGACCTACAAGCCGGATTAAAAGATACTGTCAAAGCAGTAGCAGAAGAATTGGATATGAAGCCAGCTCTAATTAATAAAGCAATTAAGGTTGCTCATAAAAGAGATTGGACAGTTCACGCTGAAGCATTTGATGATTTAGAGACATTAGTTGTTACCCTTGGCAAAGATAAGTGATATTAATAAGACCCGTAACAAAATTCTTTAAAGAAAGTCATAGATTAAGTCCAACAGCCTTTTATTGTGAAATGGCTGAAGCTTCTTTTTTGATTTCAGCAAGTGCAATACTGACCTTTACTGTATTAGATCCTGCAACTAGAATTTTCATTCCATTGTATTTTGTTGGATCTATTTTAGGTGTAATTAGTGCAGTTATAAGAAAAGCGGCATTTGTTATATTACTATGTTCATGGTTTACACTTATGAACGGTATTGCAATTTGGAAATTGTTTTTATGATGTTGGTGTAATTTATGATATATATGGTAGACATAGACGGTACAATATGTTATACTAATGGAAGTAATTACAAAGAAAGTAAACCAAATAAGGCAAGAATAGAGATTTTAAACAAACTCTTCGAGGACGGTAATGAAGTACATTATTGGACAGCCAGAGGCGCAAAGTCTGGCAAAGATTGGAGAGAGTTTACAGAGGCACAATTAAAAGGCTGGGGAGTTAAATTTACATCAATTAAACTAGGCAAACCCCATTATGATGTATGGATAGATGACAAGGCTATAAATGATAGAGAATACTTTTGGTACGGCCCTAAAGGCGTCCGCAAATAAAGAAATGAAAGTTAACTATTTCTGCCCGATTTCTGATAAGCGGGTTTTTAAAACTCACCAGAAACTTTTAAACTGGTTAGAGCAATATAATGACACCAAATTAGTAATTTGGAATCCTGAAGAACACGTTCCTTTCTGTGATAACTATTGGGCTCACACCGAACATACAAGACACGATGCCCAAACTATTCTCGAACAAAATAATATCCATTTAGAATTTATGCTTGGTAGACTATCAAATAAGATATCTTATCTTAGCGATATGCCAAATGTATCTATACTAACTTGGCCTACGTATTGGATACATCATACTTGGTATAAAACGCACAAAGACACTATTAAGAAAGTTAGAAACATTAATAAACTTTATATATCACTTAACAATCGTGCCCACTATCATAGATGTGCGATGATAGATGAATTAGCTGAAAGAGATTTAATACGATACGGACACATATCTTGGCATAGAAAAGAGATGTTACAGCCTTATAAGTTTAAAGCATTTAAAAATCAAAAAATGACTTTAGATGACTATGATATGGATTTAACCGAAGGTGCTTGTCAAGAAATGTTGCCAGAGCATTATTTTAAAACTGTTTTTAATCTTATATTAGAGTCAACCTATACAAGTCCGTTTCTAACTGAAAAAACTTATTCAGCTATATTGGCTAAAAAGCCGTTTATCATTTTAGGCGAACAAGGAATTCATGCGAGATTAGAAAACCTTGGGTTTAAATTATATAACGAATTATTTGATTATAGTTTTGATAGAGATATAAATTTAAAAGGACGTATTAATTCAATATGTGATCAAATTCATAGTCTTGCCCATGAAGATTATAAAGCTCTTTATCGGTCAACAAAAGAAACTGTAAAATATAATTATAATAAACTACAAGAGATCGTTAACGATAGAAGTTCAATACCAGAAGTGTTTTGGCAATACGATAAGGACAAAATAATATATGCAGACGTTTTTCCGGAAATTAATAACAAGTTTGGAGAGTCACAATGAGTTACGTAGACGCTTTTTTTGATAGATCCGCAGATATAATTCGTGTTGTTGAACGCAAAGACGGTAAACGACATTATACAGAGTATCCTATAAAGTATACATTCTATTATAAAGATCCTCGCGGTAAACATAAAAGCATTTATGGTGATCCTTTAAACAGAATAGTTTCTAAATCAACTAAAGACTTCCGTAAAGAACTTGCTATTAATAATTCAAAAAAGTTATTTGAAAGTGATGTAAATCCAATATTCCAATGTTTAAGTGAACATTATCTTAATCATGATGCTCCTAAACCTAATATAGCATTCTGGGATATTGAAACAGACTTTGATCCTGAACGTGGGTTTGCTGATCCGTCAGATCCGTTTATGCCGATAACTGCAATTAGTGTACACTTACAATGGATGGATACACTTATTACTTTGGCAATGCCTCCGAAAACAATTACAATGGAAGAAGCTAAAGAGCAAACTAAAGAATTTCCAAATACACATTTATTTGAAAAAGAAGCAGATATGCTTGAAGCATTTCTTGACTTAATTGAAGACGCTGATATAATAAGTGGTTGGAACTCAGAAGGTTATGATATTCCTTATACAGTTAATAGAGTAAGCAGAATATTAAGCAAAGATGACACAAGACGCTTTTGTCTTTGGAAACAACTTCCAAAGAAACGTGAATATGAAAAGTATGGACGTAAACTTGAAACATATGATTTAATAGGTCGTGTGCATTTAGATAGTTTAGAACTGTATAGAAAATATACATATGAAGAACGTCATACATATAGACTTGATGCTATCGGCGAAACTGAAATCGGTGAGAAGAAAACTGTTTACGAAGGCACATTAGATGAGTTATATAAAAACGACTTTAAAACGTTTATTGAATATAATAGACAAGACGTTGCATTATTAGATAAACTAGATAAAAAATTAAAGTTTATTGACCTTAGTAATGAACTAGCACACGCAAATACTGTATTACTGCAAACTACAATGGGTGCAGTAGCAGTTACAGAACAAGCAATTATTAATGAAGCACATGGTAGAGGATTAATAGTACCTAATAGAATTAAAAATGATCGTGAAACTGCAACTGCGGCAGGAGCCTATGTTGCTTTTCCTAAAAAAGGTTTACATAAATGGATTGGTTCAATGGATTTAAATTCGTTGTATCCATCTGTTATTAGAGCATTGAATATGGATCCTGCAACTATTGTAGGACAACTAAGACCAATTGATACAGATGCAATGGTTAACGAAGCAATGAATCTACAGAAAAAATCTTTTGCAGGTGCTTGGGAAGGTCATTTTGGTACATTAGAATATGATGCTGTAATAGAACAACGTAAAGACTTTGACATTACAATTGATTGGGAAAATGCAGATTCAGAAATAATGAGTGCGGCAGAAGTTTATAAAGCAATCTTTGATAGTCGTAAACCTTGGATGTTAACAGCAAACGGAACTATTTTAACAACTGAATTTGATGGAGTTATTCCTGGATTATTAAAACGTTGGTATGCAGAACGTAAAGAACTGCAACAGATGAAACAAAAAGCCATTGAAGCTGGCAATAAAATTGAAATTGAATATTGGGATAAACGACAACTTGTTAAAAAAATTAATTTAAACAGTTTATATGGAGCACTTTTAAATCCAGGTTGCAGATTCTTTGATAAACGTCTTGGACAGTCTACTACATTAACTGGACGACAAATTGCAAAACATATGGCGGCAGAAGCTAATAAAGTTATTACAGGAGAATATGATCATGTTGGACAATCTGTAATTTATGGTGATACAGACTCTGTATACTTTTCTGCATTTCCAGTTTTAAAGAAAGAAATAGAATCGGGTACAATACCTTGGACTAAAGATAGTGTTATTAAACTATATGATCAAGTAGCAGAAGAAGTTAATAAAACATTTATTGAGTTTATGGGCAAAGCATTCCATTGTCCTAAATCACGTGCAGATGTAATTCAAGCAGGTAGAGAAATTGTTGCAGAAAACGGATTGTATATTACAAAGAAACGGTATGCGGCATTAATATATGATGAAGAAGGTGAACGTAAAGATAAAGATGGTCCAGGTAAAGTAAAAGCTATGGGTCTTGATTTAAAACGTTCTGATACACCAGAGTTTATGCAAAACTTTTTAAGTGAGTTATTAACTATGGTGCTAACTGACAAAACAGAAACTGAAGTATTAGATCGTATTACAGCATTTAGAAAAGACTTTAAATTACGTCCTGGATATGAAAAGGGTTCACCTAAACGTGCTAATAAAGTTACAGAATATAGAAAAAAAGAAGAAAAGGCAGGCAAGGCAAATATGCCCGGACACGTTCGAGCAAGTATTAA